TTATCGAATCGTTAAACCACCCTTTAGTGGGTTTAACGCTACTGCGTTTTGCAGGTAATCAGGCGCAAGGTGCGCATAGGCCATCGTCTGCTGAATGCTCGCATGCCCCAGAATCTGTTGCAGTGCAATTATGTTGCCCCCATTCATCATGAAATGACTTGCGAATGTATGTCGCAGGATATGGGTTGCCTGATTGGGTGGTATATCAGGTTTCACTCTGCGTAAAATCCCGCAAAACTTCTCATAATCAACTTTGAATAATTTGGCACTGGCCTCCTCTTTAACTTTTTTCTCCAGTTCCTCAGAAATCGGCACGGTTCGCTTTTTACCGTTTTTGGTTTTCAGGAAGGTAACCCTGCAATTTGTAATCTGTGCTGGTTTTAGCGTGGCAACTTCCGTCCATCTTCCTCCAGTGCTCAGACATAAAAGCGCGACAAGTAAGTCATCACCAGCCAAAACATTTAACAGTTTTTCGATTTCTGCTTTTTCCAGGAACGTCATTTCAGGGTTGGCCTCCGTCAGTGGCGGCAGTCCGTGAATTGGGTGTTGCCCGGAAAATTCATCCAGTTGAATTAATTTTGTGAACATGCCGGACAATCGGTATATGTCACGATTTATCGTTGCAGCACTGATGCCATCACGTAGTCGCATGGAGCGATAATCCATCAAAGCCCTTTTGTTCATCCGGCTCACCGGTATATCACCTATACCGCTGATGGTTTTGAGCAGATGATTAAACTCTTTTGTCCCATGCTCGTGGTTTTGCCCGTGATATTTCCACCAGATGTCGAGCAATTCTGTCAAAGTTCGGCGGTCTGCTCGCTGGCCTGCCCATTCTTTCTGACTGGCATTGGCGATTGTGTATCGCTCAAATGCTACAGCCTCAGCTTTTCTTTCAAACTTCCTGCGGATGCGTTTTCCGTCGCGACCGCGAGGTCTAATGTCCACTTCATAGCGTCCATCATCGAGCTTCTTAATTGACATAAGAAAGCCCTCTGACGCTGTATTCACCATCTTGGTAACAAATGGTGAAAATGTAATGTTTATAGAGTGTTAACCAGTCTGTTTCCCGGAGTGGTCTGATTCTGTTGGTTTTTGCCCAATGTGTGCGAGAGCCGGCGCGATCTGACCAGCTTGTGGTGACGTATCACCAGTCATTAACCAGAGCGTATATTTTTTAAATAAAGGTGTATTTGTGACTCGCATCACGATGCTGAGACCTGGGTCTTTATGCCCACTTTCGTAATTTTTGACTGTTCCTAGAGCTATCCCGCTAATTTCGCTGAATTTAGCCTGTGTTAAGCCTTCTGCTTTCCTAATCGCTTTCAGTTTTTCGAATGTCTGCATTTGACAGTAACCTATTGGTGACTTATATTCCCGTCAAAAGGTTGTGTATTGGTGACCTTTTGAGTGTGTTAGCCAGTCCCTAGAAAGGACAGGGGCGACCTAGAAGGGACTGGATCTAATAAGGGTAACACGAAAGCAAAAAGGGCTAATCAATGGAAGTCAATGACTATGTGATTCAGTACCCGATTGATGCGGTACATACGGTTAAGTTTGCAGAGTTACTTGGTAAGCCAGAAACGGCTGTAGTCAAGATGGTAAAAGAGAATAAATTGCCAGTTATTGAGCTTCGTGATCCAAGTAAGCCGAACGCTCGTGTCGGTGAGAAGTGGGTTTTCATTCCAGAGTTTAATCGCGCTGTACGTGAGGCGTTTTATAACCGACCGGTTGAACAGCGTGATGCATGGCTTTTGTGGATGGGGTTGTGATTATGAGTGAACCGCGTTGTATTGCTCAGTTACTGCGTAACGAAAGCCCCAGGGCGATTGACTTCACCATCACCCACGGGAAGGGGCGCAAGGGAATCATTATCCGCACCAAAAAACAGAGTCCGTTAAAAAAGGCTCTGACCTTTCTGAAAAGCCGGAGGGTCTGGAAATGACAGTGATGACACTTAATCTCGTCGAAAAACAGCCAGCAGCTATGCGCCGGATAATTGGTAAGCATCTGGCCGTCCCTCGCTGGCAGGAGACATGTGATTATTATAATCACATGATGGAACGTGAACGGCTAACGGTTTGCTTCCATGCGCAGTTAAAACAACGTCACGCAACGATGCGTTTCGAAGAAATGAACGATGTCGAACGTGAACGGCTGGTTTGTGCAATTGATGAATTGCGTGGGGCATTCTCAAAACGCCGTCAGGTCGGTGCAAGTGAGTATGCATATATTAGTTTTTTAACAGTCAGTCAGCGGCGTACTTTATTTATGCATGCCAGATTGACAGAAAAAGAATTCAACCAGCCATACTGGCGAATTAATGAAGAATCATGTTACTGGCGTGATGCTTTATTCCGTGCATTACGTGAATTATTCAGTCTGTTTGAGTATGCACCGACAATTCTGACATCGGTAAAACCAGAGCAATATCTGCATTAAGTAATTAACCAGAGTTTTTAACGCACTTAATTGTGCGGGGCTTCTTTTTGCCTGGAGAAAGTCATGCATACAGTTTCTGAAAATCAGTGCGGTAAATACGCATTACTGCTGCAACAGGCCAGAACCGAAGCACAGGCCGACGCAGCGACGCGCTTTTCTTCTCATCTTGACGCCATGATTCGCCACATCACAAAGGCGGAGTTATCCCGCGTAGAGATAGTCGAGCTGCTCAGTCAGGAGTCGGAAAAATTTCACAATATCGGATTGTCCCGCGGGGAGGTGCTTTGATGTCCTGTTCTCGTTCAGTTGTATTACTGAATAACGCCTTAAAAATCACCGTTATGAAAAATGGCGATCTATCTCTTATTCAACTTGGTCTTGATAAAGAAAAACGCGAAATAACTGAGTCTGTTATCGCGATTTATCAGAACGAATTAAATCTCCTGTCTGATGTGGTCAATTTACTTGTTAAACGCGCTGTATTTCACAAGCAAATCTCCTCCGTGAATGAACTGACGAAATTAACGACAGAAATTGCCAGCTATTGCGCTGATGAATTTAAAAAACTTAACGACAAAAGGAACTGGTAATGCCGGACAACGTAGATTTTATTCAGGAACAACAGGCTGAATTACTGGAGCGTCAGATTAACGCGGCAAGGGTAAAACATTGCGGAGCTTCTGCGCTGGTTTGCGAAGAGTGTGACGCGCCAATACCTGCTGCCCGTCGTGCGGCTTATCCGTCAGCCACGCGTTGTGTTTCCTGCCAGTCAGTCTTTGAAGCAAAAAACAAACATTACCGGAGAACGGCATGAGTATTCGTATTGAAATTGGCGAACGTTATGTCGTTACCAGTGACAGCTTTCAGTTTATTCTCCACGAGAAAAAGAGAGCGGAAAGCGGTAAAAACGCCGGTCAGGAATGGCTGGCGGTGGTTGGTTATTATCCGAAATTAAGCCAGCTCGTTTCCGGCCTGATGCATCACGATATTCTGACCGGAAGCGCAAAGTCTTTTGCTGATTTAAACGCGCAGGTTGAGCAACTCAGCAGGCGTTGTTCAGAGGCTTTTGGCTCATATGGCCGTTAAAGCCTCCGGGCGTTTTGTCCCTCCTTCAGCATTTGCTGCAGGCACCGGTAAGGCGTTTACCGGTGCTTATGCATGGAACGCGCCACGCGAGGCCGTCGGGCGCGAAAGACCCCTTACACGTGACGAGATGCGTCAGGTGCAAGGTGTTTTATCCACGATTAACCGCCTGCCTTACTTTTTGCGCTCGCTGTTTACTTCACGCTATGACTACATCCGGCGCAATAAAAGCCCGGTACACGGGTTTTATTTCCTCACATCCACTTTTCAGCGTCGTTTATGGCCGCGCATTGAGCGTGTGAATCAGCGCCATGAAATGAACACCGACGCGTCGTTACTGTTTCTGGCAGAGCGTGACCACTATGCGCGCCTGCCGGGAATGAATGACAAGGAGCTGAAAAAGTTTGCTGCCCGTATCTCATCGCAGCTTTTCATGATGTATGAGGAACTCAGCGATGCCTGGGTGGATGCGCATGGCGAAAAAGAATCGCTGTTTACGGATGAGGCGCAGGTTCACCTCTATGGTCATGTTGCTGGCGCTGCACGTGCTTTCAATATTTCCCCTCTCTACTGGAAAAAATACCGTAAAGGGCAGATGACCACGAGGCAGGCATATTCTGCCATTGCCCGTCTGTTTAACGATGAGTGGTGGACTCATCAGCTTAAAGGCCAGCGTATGCGCTGGCATGAGGCGTTACTGATTGCTGTCGGGGAGGTCAATAAAGACCGTTCACCTTATGCCAGTAAACATGCTATTCGTGATGTGCGTACGCGCCGTCAGGCAAATCTGGAATTTCTTAAATCGTGTGACCTTGAAAACAGGGAAACCGGCGAACGCATCGACCTTATCAGTAAGGTGATGGGCAGTATTTCTAATCCTGAAATTCGCCGGATGGAGCTGATGAACACCATTGCCGGTATTGAGCGTTACGCCGCCGCAGAGGGTGATGTGGGGATGTTTATCACGCTGACCGCGCCGTCAAAGTATCATCCGACACGTCAGGTCGGAAAAGGCGAAAGTAAAACCGTCCAGCTTAATCACGGCTGGAATGATGAGGCATTTAATCCGAAGGATGCGCAGCGTTATCTCTGCCGTATCTGGAGCCTGATGCGCACGGCATTCAAGGATAATGATTTACAGGTCTACGGTTTGCGAGTCGTCGAGCCACACCACGACGGAACGCCGCACTGGCATATGATGCTTTTTTGTAATCCACGCCAGCGTAACCAGATTATCGAAATCATGCGTCGCTATGCGCTCAAAGAGGATGGCGACGAAAGAGGAGCTGCGCGAAACCGTTTTCAGGCAAAACACCTTAACCGGGGCGGTGCTGCGGGATATATCGCGAAATACATTTCAAAAAACATCGACGGCTATGCACTGGATGGTCAGCTCGATAACGATACCGGCAGGCCGCTGAAAGACACTGCTGCGGCTGTTACCGCATGGGCGTCAACGTGGCGCATCCCGCAATTTAAAACGGTTGGCCTGCCGACAATGGGGGCTTACCGTGAACTACGTAAGTTGCCTCGCGGCGTCAGCATTGCTGATGAGTTTGACGAACGCGTCGAGGCTGCACGCGCTGCCGCAGACAGTGGCGATTTTGCGCTGTATATCAGCGCGCAGGGCGGGGCAAATGTCCCGCGCGATTGTCAGACTGTCAGGGTCGCCCGTAGCCCGTCGGATGACGTTAACGAGTATGAGGAAGAAGTCGAGAGAGTGGTCGGCATTTACGCGCCGCATCTCGGCGCGCGTCATATTCATATCACCAGAACGACGGACTGGCGCATTGTGCCGAAAGTTCCGGTCGTTGAGCCTTTGACTTTAAAAAGCGGCATCGCCGCGCCTCGGAGTCCTGTCAATAACTGTGGAAAGCTCACCGGTGGTGATACTTCGTTACCGGCTCCCACGCCTTCTGAGCACGCCGCAGCAGTGCTTAATCTGGTTGATGACGGTGTTATCGAATGGAATGACCCGGAGGTCGTGAGGGCGCTCAGAGGTGCATTAAAACACGAACTGAGAACACCAAATCGTCAGCAGAGAAACGGAAGCCCGTTAAAACCACATGAAATAGCGCCATCGGCCAGACTGACCCGGTCGGAACGAATGCAAATCACCCGTATCCGCGTTGACCTTGCTCAGAACGGTATCAGGCCTCAGCGATGGGAGCTTGAGGCGCTGGCGCGTGGCGCGACAGTAAATTATGACGGAATAAAATTCACGTATCCGGTCGCTGATGAGTGGCCGGGGTTCTCAAAAGTAATGGAGTGGACATAATGGCAAAAATTCACGAGGTAAAGCTGCACGCAAAATATTTTGACCTTGTACTGGAAGGAAAGAAACGAGCAGAGTTTCGTAAAAATGACCGTAATTATGAGTGCGGGGACACGTTGATTTTGCATGAATGGGGGCAGGGGGTGTATACGGGGCGAAAGGTTGAAACCCGGATAACGGATGTTACTGACCTGTCAGACTGGATGGAAGGTTATGTCTTGCTAAGTATTGAGCTGCTTAATACAGGCGCATATGAGATTGTGAACTGGAAAGAACTTAGTGAGCGTGGTCTGGTATTCAGAATTAATCATGACATTATGCATCAGCTCGGCCTTGCTGTTATGTATGAACCAGAGACGGGGATGTCTGGCGGGGCAATGGTTGCCACGGATGGAGCATGGAACTATTCAGATGAACAGATGGAGCATGCAAAGCAAAATGGGTGGTTTTGAAAATGCACAGAATACCGGGTGAGATACCGCTGCATAACACTAAAAATATCAAGCTGATGGCCATTGTTCACCGTCTACAACAGATTATGGTCAATGAGAATCTGACGCCCGATGAGCTAGTCGGGTGCGCTGAAATTGTCAGGGATAATTACGGACGGTTCAACGATATCAGTCGACCGAAAGTTAAGACATATCAACCATATAATATGCTTAAACAACCACCACGCAGGCTTGAGTAAACGCCGCTAGTGCTGAAACTTGCTTTCTGGGCTAGCGGTGTTGAACAACGAGCGTAGTGAGGCGTTAGTTATGTAAAGTTAAAGTAATTTAAAACAGTATATTAGTGGAAAGGATGTTGAGAGTATTCGGTTACGAGAGGGAATGGATGTATTTACAGAAATTGTTGGATTAATTGTAGTAAAGCTAGGATAGGATAGGCCTTAGGGCTGGATGTGGGGAGCCTTCTTGTAGTTTGCTAAAACGCTCGAGATTTTTGAAGGATACAGTTATACTCTGCCGGAGGATGAATCGGAGACTAAAATGGCGGTAAAAGTTGTTGATCTTTTTTGTGGTGCTGGCGGGCTTACTCATGGCTTAAAGCAAGCCGGATTAGATGTAGTCGCTGGTATTGATATAGAGAGTGCATGCCGGGTTGCTTATGAAAGTAATAACAGTGCGCTTTTTATTGAAAAAGATATTTCTCTGGTGACCAAAGACGAGCTTAACGATCTTTTTGAAGGTGCGCAGGTCAGGGTGTTGGCTGGTTGTGCGCCGTGCCAACCTTTTTCAAGGTATACGCAAGGGCGCGATAAGAAAAATGATAAAAAGTGGCCTCTTCTTTATGAATTTGAACGTTTAATTCGAGGGGTTAATCCAGAGATCGTTACAATGGAAAATGTGCCTGATGTAACGAAGCATTCTGTTTATAGTGACTTCTATAATAGTTTAGAGGCATTGGGTTATCATGTCTGGGCCGGAAAGGTTGAATGTGTAGATTATGGTGTTCCGCAAAATAGAGTAAGGCATGTATTATTGGCATCTAAATTTGCGCCGCTTTCATTTGTAAAACCAAAAGTAGAAAAGGCGGTGACGGTAAAAGAATGCATTGGCGGACTTCCTCCATTAAAGGCAGGTCAAACGGATCCTGTTGATCCTTTACATAAAGCAAGTAAATTAAGTGATATAAATCTAAAACGTATTGCTTGCTCTAAACCAGGAGGGACATGGCGAGACTGGCCAGTAGAGTTGATTGCATCATGCCACATAAAGAAAAGTGGGCAAGGTTATGCTAGTGTATACGGACGTATGGATTGGGATAAACCAAGTCCTACAATTACTACGCTATGTTATGGTTTTGGAAATGGCAGATTTGGTCATCCAGAGCAAAATCGTGCAATTTCTCTGAGAGAGGCTGCATTGTTGCAAACGTTTCCAAAGGATTACGTTTTTACTGCACCCAATGAGAAAGTATCTATAAAGAATGTTGGTAGGATGATTGGTAATGCAGTACCGGTAAAACTAGGTGAGGTTATAGGTGAGTCAATTATAACTCACCTAAAAGAGCACAATATAGTTTAAGCCTGTAGTCTTGATGATCGTATGTATAAGCGATCATCAAGGTATTTTTGTATGTTTTCTAGTATTTCTTCTAGGTAATGGAAAACTTCATTTTTAAGAAGTTCAAGGTTGTCAATAGACGTTTCTTGACCCTTGTTTAAAAAGGATTCTGAACCATGTGCCAATGCATTTCTTGCTTTTTTTATGTTTACTAAATTTCCACCATTATGAGTTTTTGAACGATCTGTTTGATAGGAAAAACCATAGATATTAGCAACATCCCTAATTTTCTGTGCGTCAACATTTCCCGAAAATAGGGGGTTTTTATCTGCTTGAACTTGTTTTTTGTGTTCCTCTAGCCATTTTTTTAGAACTAGTTTTGCTATATCACCTTGTGAAAAATCCATGTCACTCACCATATGATGGTCTAATTTTTTTAAGGCAAGCTTTGTTAAACTTTCGCAAATCTTATCGACACAAAGATCATCGCACGAATTAAGTTCATTATGTATGTCTTCAATAGCATTAGATATAGTGGCTTCAATTAAGTTATATAATATAATAAACGCATTGGCTTTAAGGATATGCGTCATTTCGATATCGATTTCGCGGTGTTTACATTCGCCTGCTGTGCGATCTTTGTACGAGAAAGTTGGTCTCTCATCAATAATGAATTTAACAAAATTAAAATATTTTTCTATATCTTCTTTTCTTTCAGAAAATAAAATTTTGCTGTTCATAATGACCACGGATAGTTACTCCTCACTATCATCTAGAACAGTATCTTCGGTCTGCACACCTAAAAGTTTGTCTCTTACATATTCAATACGTGCTTTTACTTTAGGTTTTGAGTTTGACGCATCAGATCTTGTATGTTTAATAAACTCTTCTGAGTTTAACCATTCCTCTACCGGTGTTGGTATTATGTTAGAGTTAGTTTTTAAGGCTAAAGTGGAACCGACAGCTAACGCTTCAAAGCGAATTCTTGGTACAGTGTTTGCTGTTGCATTCTTTCTGAAACCATAGGGGAAATGTGTTTTGACAAATTCACACATATCTTGAAATTGTGCAGTTAGTTTTTCTTCTTGCTCAGGACTAAATGACTCATTTCGTTGGTCAAGATATTGGGTTAAGAAAGTATCAACACTTTTTTCAAAGTTAAGATAGTTATCACAATAGGCAAAATATCTAAGAACCAATTCTGGATATTCTCCACGACTGATTCTGGCATCGTTTAGAGGGCATATTTCCCTAAACAATGGAAACTCTGATAGTCTATTAACAACATCAAGAAAAGGCCCATCATTACTGCCCTGTCGTTGCTCCATTGTCGTGAGTTTTATTCCACCTGTATTCAATCGATCGAAAATCTCCCTTCTTGCTTCTTCATCACATAATTCAGTGAGTTCAATCATTCGAATAGTTTTTCTATCGAATCTAAGCTTACGTGCAGGTGTGAAGTCAGAGTATTTGAATCCGTTGGCTGAAGTTAACTTTTTTAATCCAGTAAGGGTAAATTTATCATTTAGAAAATGATAAAGTGTTCTAATCCTCTGGCTACCATCAACGATTTCCAATCGCCCATCGTCATTTCCGATATCGGCAACAAATACATATGGGATAGGAATATTTAGCAAAAGCGATTCAATGAATCTTGATTTTTGAACATTGCTCCAAACAAATTCCCTTTGATAATCAGGTATGTATAGTTCTGCTTGGTCGGTTTCTAATCCTTTCTGAAATTTGTCAACAATGACACTTACAGGAAACTCTCTAATTTGGTGATCCGTTATTTTTTGCATGGATTTGATCTGGTTATCCAGGTCAACTTTATCTTCTTCTGTGATCACTTGTTCAGGTTGTCTTGGGACTCTTGCCATTTGTTTTCTCCTTATGCTTATTTGCAATAAGTTGCATTTGTTTGCATGCGTAGTTTTATACTGATTTAATCCCACAAGTCCTTTATATGCAAGGGTTAGAGGCTTAAATGCACCTGCATTAAAACCGCCTTGTGAAGCGGGCAGGCGAGGCGGGGAAAGCACTGCGCGCTGGCGGTGGTGCTGATTTTATTTTTTCAGCGTCTCAGCGCGTCGTAATGGCGCTTAGTCTGCCCGTTGAGGCGTTGGTGTGTCTGCGGGGTGTTTTGTGCGGTGGTGAGCGTGTGAGGGCGTGATGACGGGGTGTAAAAAAGCCGCCCGCAGGCGGCGATGTTCAACCGTTGTCAGTGTCCAGTGAGTAGTTTTTAAAGCGGATGACCTCCTGACCGAGCCAGCCGTTTATTTCCCGAATTCTGTCCTGTAACGGGATAAGCTCATTGCGGACAAAGACCTTTGCCACTTTCTCAATATCACCCAGCGACCCGACGTTCTCCGGCTTGCCGCCCATCAACTGAAAAGGGATGCGGTGCGCGTCCAGCAGGTCTGCGGCGCTGGCTTTTTTGATATTAAAAAAATCGTCCTTCGTTGCCACTTCACTGAGCGGGATAATTTTAATGCCGTCGGCTTTCCCTTGCGGGGCATAGAGAAACAGATTTTTAAAGTTGTTGCGGCCTTTCGACTTCACCATGTTTTCGCGGAGCATTTCGATATCGTTGCGATCCTGCACGGCATCAGTGACGTACATGATGTATCCGGCATGTGCGCCGTTTTCGTAATACTTGCGGCGGAACAGCGTGGCCGACTCATTCAGCCAGGCAGAGTTAAGGGCGCTGAGATATTCCGGCAGGCCGTACAGCTCCTGATTAATATCCGGCTCCAGCAGGTGAAACACGGAGCCGGGCGCGAAGGCTGTCGGCTCGTTGAAGGACGGCACCCACCAGTAAACATCCTCTTCCACGCCACGGCGGGTATATTTTGCCGGTGAGGTTTCCAGTCTGATGACCTTACCGGTGGTGCTGTAACGCTTTTCCAGAAACGCATTACCGAACACCAGAAAATCCAGCACAAAACGGCTGAAATCCTGCTGGGAAAGCCACGGATGCGGAATAAACGTTGAAGCCAGAATATTGCGTTTAACGTAAATCGGCGAGCTGTGATGCACGGCAGCACGCAGGCTTTTTGCCAGACCGGTAAAGCTGACCGGTGGCTCATACCATCTGCCGTTACTGATGCACTCGACGTAATCCAGAATGTCACGGCGGTCGAGAACCGGCACCGGCTCGCCAAAGGTGAATGCCTCCATTTTCGGTGCGCTGGCGGTCATTTTTTTTGCCGCAGGTTGCGGTGTTTTCCCTTTTTTCTTGCTCATCAGTAAAACTCCAGAATGGTGGATGTCAGCGGGGTGCTGATACCGGCGGTGAGTGGCTCATTTAACAGGGCGTGCATGGTCGCCCAGGCGAGGTCGGCGTGGCTGGCTTCCTCGCTGCGGCTGGCCTCATAGGTGGCGCTGCGTCCGCTGCTGGTCATGGTCTTGCGGATAGCCATAAACGAGCTGGTGATGTCGGTGGCGCTGACGTCATATTCCAGACAGCCACGGCGGATAACGTCTTTTGCCTTGAGCACCATTGCGGTTTTCATTTCCGGCGTGTAGCGGATATCGCGCGCGGCGGGATAGAACGAGCGCACGAGCTGGAACACGCCGACACCGAGGCCGGTGGCATCAATCCCGATGTATTCAACGTTATATTTTTCGGTGAGTTTGCGGATGGATTCCGCCTGGGTGGCAAAGTCCATGCCTTTCCACTGGTGACGCTCAAGTATTCTGAATTTGCCACCGGCCACCACCGGCGGTGCCAGTACCACGCATCCGGCGCTGTCGCCACGGTGTGACGGGTCGTAACCAATCCATACCGGACGGGAGCCGAACGGATTGGCGGCAAACGGCGCATAGTCTTCCCATTCTTCCAGCGTGTCGACCATGCAGCGTTGCAGCTCCTCGAACGGGAACACCGACGCTTTGTCGTCAACAAATTCACACATGAACAGGTTTTTAAAATCGTCGGCGCTGTTTTCACGTTTGAGCTGCTCAATGTCGAACAGCGTGCAGCCACCTTTCAGGGCGTCCTCAATGGTGACAATCTGCCGCCACTGGCCGTCCGCACAGAGAAGCCCACCGGCAAGGGCGTTATGACTGACGTCGATTTCCACGCGTTCGGCGGCGCTGGCGCGTCCCCGGTTGAACAGTTCACCCGACCAGAACGGGTAGGCGTCGTGCGCCAGCGTGGACGGGGTGGAGAAATAGGTCGAGCGCAGGTGACTCTGTGAGGCCATACCTGATGCCACCTTACGCAGTACCTGAAAATTCGGGATCCAGAAAATCTCATCGACGTACAGGTCGCCGTTATGGCTCTGCGCGGTGTTGGAGTTGGTGCCGAGAAAAATCAGTTTTGCGCCGTTATTGCCCAGGACAATCGGGTCACCGGTCAGGTCAACGTCAACCAGACGGGCAAAGGCGATGATGTATTCACGGAACACATACGCCTGCGTTTTACTGGCCGACAGAAAAATCTGGTTATGACCGGTTTTCAGGGCGCGCAGCAGCGCCTCGCGGGAAAAATAAAACGTCGCGCCAATCTGGCGGGATTTCAGGATATCGCGGATGCGGTGCTCAAGCCCGGCGCGATACCAGTGCAACTGATAGTCGAAAGACTGCTCAAAGAAAATCTGCTCCAGCTTTTCGATGGCTTCGTCGCTGAAAAAATTCTTTTTCGGTTTGCGACGCCCGCCTTTGTTGCGGTTAGCGACGTTCGGATTAAGGTCTGCCTCGTTGCCGGTCTGGCTGTAGCGGTTGACCCGTGCCAGTCGTTCAATCTGGCGTCCCAGCAGGTCAATTTCCTTGAAGTCACCGCCGGTTTTCTGCGGTTTGATGATGAGCTGGGTCAGCCGCGCTTCCAGACTCATTTCGACACGGCTGATGGGGGCAACGCTGTCCCAGCCGTCGCGCTGTTTCCAGCTCTGCACCGTCGGGCGTTTCATCTGCAACATGGCGGCAATCTGCGGCACGGAAAATCCCTGCCAGTACAGCAGCGCCGCCTGACGACGCGGGTCGTGTAAAAGAGTGGTGTCTGTGGTGATGGTCATGAATACCTCGCCGTGATGAATACACGGCAAGGCTACTGAGTCGCGCCCTGCGATTCGCTAAGGTGCTGTTGTGTCAGTGATAAGCCATCCGGGACTGATGGCGGAGGATGCGCATCGTCGGGAAACTGATGCCGACATGTGACTCCTCTAATCACTATTCAGGACTCCTGACAATGGCAAAAAAAGTCTCAAAATTCTTTCGTATCGGCGTTGAGGGTGACACCTGTGACGGGCGTGTCATCAGTGCGCAGGATATTCAGGAAATGGCGGAAACCTTTGACCCGCGTGTCTATGGTTGCCGCATTAACCTGGAACATCTGCGCGGCATCCTGCCTGACGGCATTTTTAAACGTTATGGCGATGTGGCCGAACTGAAGGCCGAAAAGATTGACGATGATTCGGCGCTGAAAGGCAAATGGGCGCTGTTTGCGAAAATCACCCCGACCGATGACCTTATCGCGATGAACAAGGCCGCGCAGAAGGTCTACACCTCAATGGAAATTCAGCCGAACTTTGCCAACACCGGCAAATGTTATCTGGTGGGTCTGGCCGTCACCGATGACCCGGCAAGCCTCGGCACGGAATACCTGGAATTCTGCCGCACGGCAAAACACAACCCTCTGAACCGCTTCAAATTAAGCCCTGAAAACCTGATTTCAGTGGCAACGCCCGTTGAGCTGGAATTTGAAGACCTGCCTGAAACCGTGTTCACCGCCCTGACCGAAAAGGTGAAATCCATTTTTGGCCGCAAACAGGCCAGCGATGACGCCCGTCTGAATGACGTGCATGAAGCGGTGACCGCTGTCGCTGAGCATGTGCAGGAAAAACTGAGCGCCACTGAGCAGCGCCTTGCTGAGATGGAAACCGCCTTTTCCGCACTTAAGCAGGAGGTGACTGACAGGGCGGATGAAACCTGCCAGGCATTCACCCGCCTGAAAAACAGCCTCGACCACACCGAAAGTCTGACCCAGCAGCGCCGCAGCAAGGCCACCGGTGGTGGCGGTGACGCCCTGATGACGAACTGCTGACCGGCGTCAGTCCGGGAAAACCTTCACGATTAACCCTTAATTTCAGGAAAAACTATGCGCCAGGAAACCCGCTTTAAATTTAATGCTTACCTGTCCCGTGTTGCCGAACTGAACGGCATCGACGCCAGTGATGTGTCGAAAAAATTCACCGTTGAACCGTCGGTCACCCAGACCCTGATGAACACCATGCAGGAGTCCTCTGACTTTCTGACCCGCATCAACATTGTGCCGGTCAGCGAAATGAAAGGGGAAAAAATTGGTATCGGTATCACCGGCCCCATTGCCAGCACCACCGACACCGCAGGAGGCACCGAGCGTCAGCCGAAGGACTTCTCGAAGCTGGCGTCCAACAAGTACGAATGCGACCAGGTTAACTTCGATTTTTATATCCGCTACAAAACGCTGGACCTGTGGGCGCGTTATCAGGATTTCCAGCTCCGTATCCGTAACGCCATTATCAAACGCCAGTCCCTTGATTTCATCATGGCCGGTTTTAACGGCGTGAAGCGTGCCGAAACCTCTGACCGCAGCAGCAATCCGATGCTGCAGGATGTGGCGGTCGGCTGGCTGCAGAAATACCGCAATGAAGCACCGGCGCGCGTGATGAGCAAGGTCACTGACGAGGAAGGTCACACGACCTCTGAGGTCATCCGCGTGGGTAAGGGCGGTGATTATGCCAGCCTTGATGCACTGGTGATGGATGCGACCAACAACCTGATCGAACCGTGGTATCAGGAAGACCCTGACCTTGTGGTGATAGTGGGACGTCAGTTACTGGCGGACAAGTATTTCCCCATCGTTAACAAGGAGCAGGACAACAGCGAAATGCTGGCCGCTGACGTCATCATCAGCCAGAAACGCATCGGTAACCTGCCGGCGGTACGCGTCCCGTACTTCCCGGCGGATGCGATGCTCATCACGAAGCTGGAAAACCTGTCCATCTACTACATGGATGACAGCCATCGCCGCGTGATTGAGGAAAACCCGAAACTCGACCGCGTGGAGAACTACGAGTCAATGAACATTGATTACGTGGTGGAAGACTACGCCGCCGGTTGTCTGGTGGAAAAAATTAAGGTCGGTGATTTCTCCACACCGGCTAAAGCGACCGCAGAGCCGGGAGCGTAACCGATGACGAGTCCCGCACAGCGCCACATGATGCGGGTCTCGGCAGCGATGACCGCGCAGCGGGACGCCGCCCCGCTGCGACATGCAACTGTCTATGAGCAGATGCTGGTTAAGCTCGCCGCAGACCAGCGCACACTGAAAGCGATTTATTCAAAAGAGCTGAAGGCCGCGAAAAAACGCGAACTGCTGCCGTTCTGGTTGCCGTGGGTGAACGGCGTGCTGGACCAGGGCAAAGGTGCACAGGATGACATTCTGATGACGGTCATGCTGTGGCGTCTGGATACCGGCGATATTGCCGGTGCGCTGGAGATTGCCCGTTATGCCCTGAAGTACGGTCTGACCATGCCGGGTAAACACCGCCGCACCCCGCCGTACATGTTCACCGAGGAGGTGGCGCTTGCGGCCATGCGCGCCCACGCGGCCGGTGAGTCTGTGGATACCCGCCTGCTGACGGAGACCCTTGAACTGACCGCCACGGCTGACATGCCTGATGAAGTGCGCGCAAAGCTGCACAAAATTACCGGTCTGTTTCTGCGTGACGGTGGTGATGCCGCCGGTGCGCTGGCGCACCTGCAACGTGCGACACAGCTCGACTGTCAGGCAGGTGTCAAAAAAGAGATTGAACGACTGGAGCGGGAGCTGAAACCGAAGCCGGAGCCGCAGCCCAAAGCGGCCACCCGCGCCCCGCGTAAGACCCGGAGCGTGGCACCGGCAAAACGTGGACGCCCGAAAAAGAAAGCCAGTTAACAACCGAATGCGCCCCGCGCCAGGGCGGCACGCCGGTCAGTGAGGGTGAATCACCTGACACTGCACCGGCGTCCACCGCCCGACTTTTCAGAGGTAGTCATGATGACGCTGATTATTCCGCGAAAGGAGGCTCCCGTGTCCGGTGAGGGTACGGTGGTCATCCCGCAACCGGCAGGCGACGAGCCGGTGATTAAAAACACGTTCTTTTTTCCCGATATCGACCCGAAGCGCGTCCGGGAACGTATGCGCCTTGAGCAGACCGTCGCCCCCGCCCGTCTGCGTGAGGCCATCAAGTCAGGCATGGCTGAAACGAATGCGGAGCTGTACGAGTACCGCGAACAGAAAATTGCCGCCGGTTTTACGCGTCTGGCTGACGTCCCGGCAGACGATATCGACGGTGAAAGCATCAAAGTTTTTTACTACGAGCGCGCCGTGTGTGCGATGGCGACCGCGTCGCTTTATGAGCGTTATCGCGGCGTGGATGCCAGTGCGAAAGGCGACAAGAAGGCCGACAGCATTGACAGCTCCATTGATGAACTGTGGCGGGATATGCGCTGGGCGGTGGCGCGTATCCAGGACAAGCCGCGCTGCATCGTGAGTCAAATCTGATGAAGACCTTTGCGCTACAGGGCGACACGCTCGACGCCATCTGTGTCCGGTATTACGGGCGCACTGAGGGCGTGGTTGAGACCGTGCTCGCCGCAAATCCGGGACTGGCTGAACTGGGTGTGGTGCTGCCACACGGCACCGCCGTCGAACTGCCCGATGTTCAGACCGCGCCCGTGGCTGAAACTGTCAATCTGTGGGAGTAACGCATGACAGCAGAAGAAAAAAGCGTCCTGTCGCTTTTCATGATTGGGGTGCTGATTGTTGTCGGCAAGGTGCTTGCCGGTGGTGAACCCATCACCCCGCGTCTGTTTATCGGGCGCATGTTGCTCGGTGGTTTTGTCTCGATGGTCGCCGGTGTTGTTCTGGTGCAGTTCCCTGACCTGTCACTGCCTGCGGTGTGCGGCATCGGCTCCATGCTGGGTATCGCCGGTTATCAGGTGATTGAGATTGCCATTCAGCGCCGCTTTAAGGGCAGGGGGAAACCGTAATGCCGGTAATTAACACGCATCAGAATATCGCCGCCTTTCTCGACATGCTGGCCGTGTCCGAAGGGACGGCAAATCATCCGCTGACGAAAAACCGGGGCTATGACGTGATAGTCACCGGACTGGACGGGAAGCCGGAAATCTTCACCGACTACAGCGACCACCCGTTCGCGCATGGCCGACCGGCGAAGGTGTTTAACCGTCGCGGTGAAAAATCCACGGCCTCCGGTCGCTATCAGCAGCTTTACCTGTTCTGGCCGCACTACCGCAAACAGCTTGCCCTGCCGGATTTCAGTCCGTTGTCACAGGACAGACTTGCCATTCAGTTGATCCGCGAACGCGGTGCACTGGATGACATCCGGGCGGGACGCATTGAGCGCGCCATTTCACGCTGTCGCAATATCTGGGCGTCCCTGCCGGGAGCCGGTTACGGTCAGCGTGAGCATTCACTGGAAAAACTGGTCACCGTCTGGCGTACCGCTGGCGGCGTACCGGCTTAAACGGAGTAAACACCATGAAGAAATTATCCCTTTCACTGATGCTGAACGTGTCGCTGGCGCTGATGCTGGCACTGTCCCTGATTTACCCGCAGAGCGTGGCCGTCAGTTTTGTCGCCACCTGGGCGATTCTGGCGACGGTTATCTGTGTGGTTGCCGGTGGTGTTGGTGTGTATGCCACGGAGTATGTGCTGGAACGCTACGGACGGGAGCTGCCGCCGGAATCGCTGGCCGTGAAGATTGTCACGTCGCTGTTTTTGCAGCCGGTGCCGTGGCGCAGACGGGCGGCGGCTCTGGTAGTGATGGTGGCGACGTTTATCTCGCTGGTCGCTGCCGGGTGGATTTTTACCGCGTTGATTTATCTCGTGGCATCGGTGTTCTTCCGGCTGATACGTACGGCCTGCCGTCAGCGTTTTGAGGGGTGGGAATCATGTCAAAGCTGATGATTGTGCTGGTTGTGTTGTTATCACTGGCGGTGGCCGGTCTGTTTCTGGTGAAACACAAAAATGCCAGCCTGCGCGCTTCGCTGGACAGGGCGAACAACGTCGCCAGTGAACAGCAGACGACCATCACCATGCTGAAAAATCAGCTTCATGTTGCGCTCACCAGGGCAGACAAAAACGAGCTGGCGCAGGTGGCACTGCGTCAGGAACTGGAGAACGCCGCGAAGCGTGAAGCACAGCGCGAGAAAACCATCACGAGGTTACTGAATGAAAACGAGGATTTTCGCCGCTGGTATGGCGCTGACCTGCCTGATGCTGTGCGCCGGTTGCACCAGCGTCCGGCCTGCACTGACGCCAGTGATTGTCGCCAACGCCTGCCCGAAAGTGAGCCTTTGCCCGATGCCGGGCAGTGACCCGCAGACGAACGGCGATTTAAGTGCCGATATCCGGCAGCTTGAGAACGCGCTGGCACGCTGTGCCAGCCAGGTAAAAATGATTAAACACTGTCAGGACGAAAACGATGCTCAAACCCGACAGCCTGCGCAGGGCGCTGACTGATGCCGTCACGGTGCTGAAAACTAACCCCGATATGCTGCGGATATTCGTGGATAACGGGAGTATTGCCTCCACGCTGGCGGCGTCGTTGTCATTCGAAAAGCGTTACACGCTCAATGTGATTGTGACCGACTTTACCGGTGATTTTGACCTGCTCATTGTGCCGGTGCTGGCGTGGCTGCGGGAAAATCAGCCCGACATCATGACCACCGACGCAGGCCAGAAAAAGGGCTTCACGTTTTATGCAGACATCAACAATGACAGCAGCTTTGATATCAGCATCAGCCTGATGCTGACCGAGCGCACGCTGGTCAGTGAGGTTGACGGTGCGCTGCATGTGAAGAATATCCCGGAACCTCCGCCGCCGGAGCCGGTCACCCGCCCGATGGAGCTTTATATCAATGGCGAACTGGTGAGCAAGTGGGATGAATGAGTTTAAGCGTTTTGAAGACCGGCTGACCGGACTTATTGAGTCGCTGTCACCGTCAGGGCGTCGGCGACTGAGTGCCGAACTGGCGAAACGCCTGCGGCAGAGTCAGCAGCGTCGGGTGATGGCACAGAAAGCTCCGGACGGCACACCCTATGCGCCACGCCAGCAGCAGAGCGCCAGAAAAAAGACCGGTCGCGTTAAGCGAAAAATGTTTGCGAAACTTATCACCAGTCGTTTTTTGCATATCCGCGCCAGCCCTGAACAGGCATCAATGGAGTTTTACGGCGGGAAGTCACCGAAAATCGCCAGTGTGCATCAGTTTGGTCTGTCGGAAGAAACCCGGAAAGACGGTAAGAAAATTGATTATCCGGCGCGTCCTCTGCTCGGCTTTACCGGTGAGGATGTGCAGATGATTGAAGAGATTATCCTGGCTCACCTCGACCGTTAGTTGTGCCATTCCCGACACCTCATCGTCACATTGCCGCCGGTATGACCCGGCGGCATCCTTCCCGTTATGAACACTCTCGCAAATATTCAGGAACTCGCGCGCGCACTGCGCAACATGATTCGCACCGGCGTTATCGTCGAAACCGATCTTAACGCCGGTCGCTGCCGTGTGCAGACCGGCGGCATGTGTACCGACTGGCTGCAGTGGCTGACCCATCGCGCCGGGCGTTCGCGCACATGGTGGGCACCTTCCGTGGGGGAACAGGTGCTGATTCTGGCCGTGGGCGGTGAACTCGACACGGCGTTCGTTCTGCCGGGGATTTATTCCGGTGATAACCCCGCGCCGTCTGCGTCGGCGGATGCCCTGCATATCCGTTTCCCTGACGGGGCGGTGATTGAATATGAACCCGAAACCAGTGCACTCACGGTAAGCGGAATTAAAACGGCCAGCGTGACGGCTTCTGATTCTGTTACTGCCACGGTGCCGGTGGTCATGGTGAAAGCATCAACCCGCATCACCCTGGACACACCGGAGGTGGTCTGCACCAACAGGCTGATTACCGGCACGCTGGAAGTGCAGAAGGGCGGGACGATGCGCGGCAACATTGAACACACCGGAGGTGAACTCTCATCAAACGGTAAGGTACTGCATACCCATAAACACCCCGGCGACAGCGGCGGCAAAACCGGGAGTCCTCTATGACAGCGCGTTATCTCGGAATGAATCGCAGTGATGGCCTGACGGTCACTGACCTTGAGCATATCAGCCAGAGTATCGGCGATATCCTGCGCACACCGGTCGGCTCACGGGTGATGCGTCGTGATTACGGCTCGTTGCTGGCATCAATGATTGACCAGCCGCAGACCCCGGCGCTTGAGTTGCAGATTAAGGTCGCCTGTTACATGGCGGTGCTGAAATGGGAACCCCGCGTCACCCTGTCATCCGTCATCACTGAGCGCAGTTTTGACGGGCGAATGACGGTCACGTTAACCGGCCAGCACAACGACACCGGCCAGCCACTTTCGTTAACCATCCCTGTGAGTTGAAACCATGCCGATTATCGACCTGAACCAGCTACCCGCACCGGATGTGGTTGAGGAGCTGGACTTTGAAACCATTCTTGCAGAACGCAAGGCGACACTGATTTCCCTTTACCCGGAAGACCAGCAGGAGGCGGTCGCCCGTACCCTGACGCTGGAATCCGAGCCTCTCGTCAAACTGCTGGAGGAAAACGCTTATCGTGAGCTTATCTGGCGTCAGCGTGTGAATGAGGCCGCACGGGCGGTGATGCTGGCCTGTGCAGCCGATAATGACCTTGATGTGATTGGTGCCAATTACAACACCACGCGCCTGATTATCACCCCGGCAGATGATTCGACCATCCCGCCGACACCGGCAGTGATGGAGTCTGACACCGATTATCGTCTGCGTATTCAGCAGGCGTTTGAGGGCTTAAGCGTCGCCGGGGCGGTGGGAGCCTATCAGTATCATGGTCGCAGTGCTGACGGGCGTGTCGCCGATATTTCTGTCACCAGTCCGTCTCCTGCCTGTGTCACCATCTCTGTGCTGTCACGTGAAAATAACGGCGTCGCATCCGAAGACCTGCTGGCTGTGGTGCGCAACGCCCTTAATGGCGAGGACGTCAGGCCGGTGGCCGACCGCGTGACCGTACAGTCTGCCGCCATCGTTGAATACCAGATAAACGCCACGCTTTACCTTTACCCTGGTCCCGAAAGCGAACCCATCCGCGCTGCCGCCGTGAAAAAACTGGAAGCGTATATCACGGCACAGCACCGGCTGGGGCGTGACATCCGTCTGTCTGCCATTTATGCCGCTTTGCATGTGGAAGGCGTGCAGCGTGTCGAACTGGCTGCACCGCTGGCCGACATCGTGCTCAACAGTACGCAGGCGTCTTTCTGTACCGAATACAGCGTCGTGACCGGAGGCTCGGATGAGTGATTCGCGACTGCTGCCGACTGGCTCATCACCGCTTGAAGTTGCCGCCGCAAAAGCCTGCGCGGAAATTGAAAAAACGCCGGTCAGTATTCGTGAGCTGTGGAACCCGGATACCTGCCCGGCAAATCTGCTGCCGTGGCTGGCGTGGTCATTTTCGGTTGACCGCTGGGATGATAAGTGGCCGGAAGCGACAAAACGCGCTGTTATCCGCGATGCGTATTTCATTCACTGTCATAAAGGCACTATAGGTGCAATCCGGCGTGTGGTGGAGCCGCTCGGCTATCTGATTGAGGTGAGGGAGTGGTGGCAGCTCAACGAGGAGCCGGGGACGTTCCGTATCGTTGTTGGCGTGCTTGAGCAGGGTATTACCGAAGAAATGTATCAGGAGCTGGAGCGCCTCGTTGCTGATGCAAAACCGGCGAGCCGCCATCTTACGGGACTGGCTATCAGTTTAAGTACAACCGGCAACATTTTTGCCGGTGCGGGATGCTATCACGGTGACGCCCTGACGGTTTATCCCTACACCCCGGAGGCCATTATTGTCGGAGGGGATTATTTCCCGGCCTCGGCCATTCATTTAATTGATAACCTGAGAGTAAACGCATGACAGTGAAATACTACGCCATTCTGACTAATCAGGGCGCAGCACGGCTGGCTAACGCGACGATGCTCGGCAGTAAGCTGAATCTGACGCAAATGGCCGTTGGTGATGCGAATGGTGTCTTGCCGACACCAGACCCGGCACAGACAAAACTGATTAACCAGAAACGCATCGCGCCGCTGAATCTTCTGAGTGTTGACCCGAACAACCAGAGCCAGATTATTGCGGAGCAAATCATCCCTGAGAACGAGGGCGGATTCTGGATCCGTGAGATTGGGCTTTATGATGATGAAGGCGTACTCATTGCGGTGGCGAACTGCCCGGAAACGTACAAACCGCAGTTGCAGGAAGGCAGTGGTCGTACCCAGACTATCCGCATGATTCTTGTTGTCACGAATACCGAAGCTATCACGCTGAAAATCGACCCGTCGGTGGTACTGGCGACCCGTAAATACGTGGATGATGAAGTCCTGGAATTAAGGCTGTATGTGGATGACCAGATGAGAAACCACATTGCCGCACAGGATCCTCATACCCAGTATGCGCAGAAACATAATCCGACATTTACCGGAGAACCAAAAGCGCCGACGCCTGCCGCAGGAAATAACACCACGCGGATTGCGACCACTGCGTTTGTACAGGCCGCTATTACCGCTCTGATTAACGGTGCGCCTGACACGCTGGACACACTGAAAGAAATTGCCGCGGCCATTAACAATGACCCGAAATTCAGCACCACCATTAACAATGCGCTGTCAGGTAAGCAGCCACTGGATGAGACGCTGACTCATTTGAGTGGAAAGGATGTTGCCGGTCTTCTCGCATACCTTGGTTTGGGAGAAACGATAAATAAAGCCTCCGGAGCTATGCAGAAATCGGCTAATGGATCTGATATTTCTGATGTATCAGCCTTCCGAAATGCGCTCCAGTTAGGGACCGCTGCAACACGAGATGTTGGAGCAGATAATGCCTCGAAGTTACTGGATTTAGACAGCTTCAGGTCAATGATGTCAGGTAATGGCTACATCTACATTCCATGCATTGCGACGACAGGAAACCCGGTGAAACTTATGTTGCAGTGGGGAACGGTGGCAACACAAAAGGGAGCTGATGCTGGATATGCCTTACCATTTGCTTTTCCCTATGCAGGCTTGTTTGCGACCGGAAACCGTGGAACATCTGGCTACAATGCCGCGATGAATGTGCGTATTGCCAGCAGAACGCATATCAGTATTCAGAACTGGTCGCCATCCGGAGAGGGCACCGAAGATTGTTGTTTTATCGCGCTGGGGTATTAAGAATGAATAAATTTTATAAAGGCTCTTTCTATCCGGAAGCACTAAAAGAGGTATATATCAGCGCCGGTTCATGGCCTGAAAATGGCGTTGATGTTGATGATGAAACAATGGCAATTTACACAGGCGTAGCGCCACAAGGCAAAACGCTGGGGGCTGATAAAAATGGTAATCCTGCGTGGATTGATATCCCGCCACTCTCCGCTGAACAACAGATTATTCAGGCTGAACAGAAAAGAACGGTATTGCGTTCTATGGCTGATAAGGAAATAGTCTGGAGACAGGATGCTTTTGATGCGGAAATCGCGACGGCAGAAGAAACCGCCGCGTTATCTGAATGGAAAAAATACCGGGTCTTGCTGATGCGCGTTGATACATCAAATCCCGTCTGGCCTACGCCTCCGGGGGAGCAGGCCAATTGATATCCGGCGCGGTGCTGGTATCTGTTGCCGTCACCGCGTCAATGTAATCCAGCACAGCGTTAAGCCGGGTTGTTTCTGCCTGCGTCAGTTTCCGCCCGGCCTGTAATTTCAGCTGAATCAGACTAATGGAAGCCATTGCAGCATCAATCAGCGACTGGCGCTGTGCTTCTGCCGCGTCTACTGCGGCGCTATGCTGTGCCTCGGTATCCGTCACCCATTTCTCACCATCCCATTTATCGTATGGCGTTAACGGTGAAAGCGTGACATAACCGTCTTTGATGGCACCGATATAATCCACTGTAACAGCTGCACCATTTTCTGTTGAGTAAACAGTCTCATTGCGATGGTCTTCTTCATGGATCCATCCCTTACCCGTAAATACTGCCACTTTTCCAGGAATGTTTTCGCCCGGGTCAATACCAGTGGAACAGGCGGGCATACTTACACCAGTATTAATATATTCATCAGACCAGCCCGTATATTCATACGTTACTTCATCATAATAAAAACAACGCATATCACCCGGCACTGTAGCCAGTCCATTTTCATCAAAAACAGGTTTCATTATTTAGCCCTCACCAGAAAGTTAAATGCGATGTTACGTGGTCTGACGGCAATAAAATTCACACCATCACCCACTGAATTACTGGTGTAATGGTATCGAGAGAAACCCGGCTCGTGTGCTGATATTCCATCGTGATTAGCAATCGAATGGCCGGAGCCCTCTGGATAATTACCGCCAAATTGCGATAAAGATGTTGCTGCCTGCCAGCTTAATAATGCTCGTCCACTGTCCGCCCCTCGCCCATCATCCCAGATACGAATGAAATCACCGCGGGCTTCAGGCAATACCAGCGAAGGAAACACTTTCGCCAGCACAGGGTAATCAGTGGCAGAGAATTTCGCGCCGTTGAACTTCAAAAACACCATGCTGGACCAGCTGTCGATTACGGTATCTGGCATTGCGGCGGACGGCCAGAAGAACGGAACGCCAATAGCTGGAACACCTTCTCCCAAACCAACGTTTAAGAAAATGCAGAGATTACGGCTAACTGGCATCATCCCCGGTTTTTATTCAGGGGATCCATCATGCTTATTGGCTATGTCCGCGTGTCAACAAATGACCAGAATACGGAATTGCAGCGTAACGCGCTGGAGTGCGCAGGATGTGAGCTGATTTTTGAGGATAAAATCAGCGGCACGAAGTCCGACCGACCGGGACTGAAAAAACTGCTCAGGACATTATCGGAGGGGGATACACTGGTGGTCTGGAAGCTGGACCGGCTGGGGCGTAGTATGCGGCATCTGGTCATTCTGGTTGAGGAACTGCGCGAACGCGGCGTTAATTTTCGCAGCCTGACAGATGCTATTGATACCAGCACGCCGATGGGGCGTTTTTTCTTTCATGTGATGGGTGCCCTGGCTGAAATGGAGCGAGAACTCATTGTCGAGCGGACACGCGCCGGACTGGAAGCGGCCAGAGCCAAAGGTCGTATTGGTGGCAGACGACCGAAACTCACCGCGAGTGAGTGGGAGCAGGTCGGACGGTTGCTGGCTGCGGGGGAATCTCGTCAACGTGTAGCGCTGATTTTTGATATTGGCCTGTCCACGCTCTATAAAAAATTCCCCTCATCAGCGACAAAGAATAAATTGTGTCATCCCTTAGCCAACCGGGACAAATAGCCTGACATCTCCGGCGCAACTGAAAATACCACTCACCCATTAACCACGGAGTTAAACGGATGAGTGACTATCATCACGGCGTGCAGGTGCTGGAGATTAACGACGGCACCCGCGTCATTTCCACCGTATCCACCGCCATTGTCGGCATGGTCTGCACGGCCAGCGATGCGGATGTGGAAACCTTCCCCCTCAATAAACCTGTGCTGATTACCAATGTGCAGAGCGCAATTGCAAAGGCCGGTAAAAAAGGCACGCTGGCGGCATCGTTGCAGGCTATCGCCGACCAGTCAAAACCGGTCACCGTTGTCGTGCGTGTGGAAGACGGCACCGGCGACGACGAGGAAACGAAACTCGCGCAGACCGTTTCCAATATCATCGGCACCACCGACGAAAACGGTCAGTACACCGGACTGAAAGCCCTGCTGGCGGCGGAGTCGGTAACTGGTGTTAAACCGCGTATTCTCGGCGTGCCGGGACTGGACACCAAAGAGGTGGCTGTTGCACTGGCATCAGTCTGTCAGAAGCTGCGCGCTTTCGGGTATATCAGCGCATGGGGCTGTAAAACTATTTCCGAGGTGAAAGCCTACCGCCAGAATTTCAGCCAGCGTGAGCTGATGGTCATCTGGCCGGATTTCCTCGCATGGGATACGGTCGCCAGTACCACCGCCAACGCGTATGCCACCGCCCGTGCGCTGGGTCTGCGCGCTAAAATCGACCAGGAGCAGGGCTGGCATAAAACGCTGTCCAACGTCGGGGTAAACGGTGTTACCGGTATCAGCGCGTCCGTATTCTGGGATTTGCAGGAGTCCGGTACCGATGCTGACCTGCTTAACGAGTCTGGCGTCACAACGCTGATTCGCCGCGACGGTTTCCGCTTCTGGGGTAACCGTACCTGCTCTGATGACCCGCTGTTCCTCTTTGAAAACTACACCCGCACCGCGCAGGTGCTGGCCGACACGATGGCTGAGGCGCACATGTGGGCAGTGGACAAGCCCATCACCGCAACGCTGATTCGCGACATCGTTGACGGCATCAATGCCAAATTCCGTGAGCTGAAAACAAACGGCTATATCGTGGATGCGACCTGCTGGTTCAGCGAAGAATCCAACGATGCGGAAACCCTCAAGGCCGGAAAACTGTATATCGACTACGACTATACCCCGGTGCCTCCTCTCGAAAACCTGACCCTGCGCCAGCGTATTACCGATAAATACCTGGCAAATCTGGTCACCTCGGTTAACAGCAATTAAGGAGCCTGACCGATGGCAATGCCGCGCAAACTCAAGTTAATGAACGTCTTTCTGAACGGCTACAGCTATCAGGGCGTTGCAAAGTCCGTCACGCTGCCAAAACTGACCCGTAAGCTCGAAAACTATCGCGGTGCGGGGATGAACGGCAGCGCACCGGTAGACCTCGGCCTTGATGACGATGCGCTGTCAATGGAGTGGTCGCTCGGGGGCTTCCCGGATTCGGTTATCTGGGAGCTTTACGCCGCAACCGGTGTGGATGCCGTGCCGATTCGTTTTGCAGGCTCTTACCAGCGCGACGATACCGGCGAAACGGTGGCCGTCGAGGTGGTCATGCGTGGACGTCAGAAAGAAATCGACACCGGCGAGGGGAAACAGGGAGAAGACACCGAGTCGAAAATCTCCGTGGTCTGCACCTATTTCCGGCTGACGATGGACGGTAAGGAGCTGGTCGAAATCGACACCATCAACATGATTGAGAAGGTGAACGGCGTCGACCGGCTGGAGCAACACCGCCGCAATATCGGCCTGTGATTTTCATCCGGTCAGCCAGGCTGACCGGTTAACCCCGATTCAGAAGTGAGAAAACCATGAACAAAGAAAATGTCATTACCCTGGACAATCCGGTCAAACGTGGTGAGCAGGTTATCGAACAGGTCACGCTGATGAAACCTAACGCCGGGACGCTGCGCGGTGTCAGTCTGGCTGCGGTTGCAAACTCCGAAGTCGATGCACTGATTAAAGTGCTGCCGCGCATGACGGCACCGATGCTGACCGAGCAGGAAGTCGCCGCGCTGGAACTGCCTGACCTTGTGGCGCTGGCCGGTAAGGTGGTCGGTTTTTTGTCGCCGAACTCGGTGCAGTGACGTTCCCGAAAAATCTCTCGGTCGATGACCTGATGGCGGATGTGGCAGTGATATTTCACTGGCCGCCATCAGAACTGTATCCCATGAGCCTGACCGAACTCATCACATGGCGCGAAAAGGCGCTCCGGCGAAGCGGAAACACGAATGAGTAACAATGTAAAATTACAGGTATTGCTCAGGGCTGTTGACCAGGCATCCCGCCCGTTTAAATCCATCCGCACAGCGAGTAAGTCGCTGTCGGGGGATATCCGGGAAACACAAAAATCACTGCGCGAGCTGAACGGTCAGGCATCCCGTATTGAGGGATTTCGCAAGACCAGTGCACAGCTCGCCGTGACTGGTCATGCACTTGAAAAGGCTCGGCAGGAAGCCGAAGCCCTTGCCACGCAGTTTAAAAACACCGAACGTCCGACCCGTGCTCAGGCGAAAGTGCTGGAATCCGCAAAGCGTGCGGCGGAGGACTTACAGGCGAAATATAACCGCCTGACGGATTCCGTTAAACGCCAGCAGCGGGAACTGGCCGCTGTGGGAATTAATACCCGCAATCTTGCACATGATGAGCAGGGGCTGAAAAACCGTATCAGTGAAACCACCGCACAGCTTAACCGTCAGCGCGACGCACTGGCGCGTGTCAGTGCACAACAGGCAAAACTTAACGCAGTAAAACAGCGTTATCAGGCCGGAAAGGAACTGGCAGGAAATATGGCCTCAGTGGGCGCTGCCGGTGTGGGGATTGCTGCTGCGGGAACGATGGCCGGTGTTAAGCTGCTGATGCCCGGTTATGAGTTTGCGCAGAAAAACTCAGAATTGCAGGCTGTGCTCGGTGTGGCAAAAGACTCCGCCGAAATGGCCGCATTACGCAAACAGGCGCGCCAGCTCGGCGACAATACCGCCGCCTCGGCAGATGATGCAGCCGGTGCGCAGATTATTATTGCGAAAGCCGGTGGGGATGTTGATGCCATTCAGGCGGCAACGCCGGTCACGCTGAACATGGCGCTGGCGAACCGCCGCACGATGGAAGAAAACGCCGCCCTGCTGATGGGGATGAAATCCGCCTTTCAGCTTTCAAACGATAAGGTCGCTCATATCGGGGATGTTCTCTCCATGACGATGAACAAAACCGCCGCCGATTTTGACGGCATGAGCGATGCGCTGACCTATGCCGCACCTGTGGCAAAAAATGCCGGTGTCAGCATTGAAGAAACCGCCGCAATGGTCGGGGCGCTGCATGATGCAAAAATTACAGGCTCAATGGCGGGGACGGGAAGCCGTGCCGTGTTAAGTCGCCTGCAGGCACCAACGGGAAAAGCATGGGATGCACTCAAAGAGCTTGGCGTGAAAACCTCAGACAGCAAGGGAAACACCCGGCCAATATTTACCATTCTGAAAGAAATGCAGGCCAGTTTTGAGAAAAACCGGCTCGGTACTGCCCAGCAGGCTGAATACATGAAAACTATTTTCGGGGAGGAGGCCAGCTCAGCCGCCGCCGTGCTGATGACTGCCGCCTCAACCGGAAAGCTGGACAAACTGACCGCTGCGTTTAAAGCCTCAGACGGGAAGACTGCCGAGCTGGTAAATATCATGCAGGACAACCTCGGCGGTGACTTTAAGGAGTTTCAGTCCGCTTATGAGGCGGTAGGGACAGACCTGTTTGACCAGCAGGAAGGCGCACTGCGTAAGCTCACACAGACGGCCACAAAGTATGTGTTAAAACTCGACGGCTGGATACAGAAAAACAAATCACTGGCGTCAACCATTGGCATCATTGCCGGTGGCGCGCTGGCGCTTATTGGCATCATCGGTGCCATTGGTCTTGTAGCCTGGCCGGTTATCACTGGCATCAATGCCATCATCGCGGCAGCAGGCGCAATGGGGGCAATCTTCACGACGGTTGGCAGTGCTGTTATGACGGCCATCGGGGCGATTAGCTGGCCGGTTGTGGCCGTGGTGGCCGCCATTGTCGCCGGGGCGTTGCTTATCCGTAAATACTGGGAGCCTGTCAGCGCATTCTTTGGCGGTGTGGTGGAAGGGCTGAAAGCGGCATTTGCGCCGGTGGGGGAACTGTTCACGCCACTTAAACCGGTGTTTGACTGGCTGGGTGAAAAGTTACAGGCCGCGTGGCAGTGGTTTAAAAACCTGATTGCCCCGGTTAAAGCCACACAGGACACCCTGAACCGTTGCCGTGACACGGGCGTCATGTTCGGGCAGGCACTGGCTGACGCGTTGATGCTGCCGCTTAATGCGTTCAACAAACTGCGCAGTGGTATTGACTGGGTACTGGAAAAACTCGGTGTTATCAACAAAGAGTCAGACACACTTGACCAGACCGCCGCAAGGACTAATGCCGCCACGTATGGCACCGGTGGTTATATTCCGGCGACCAGCTCTTATGCAGGCTATCAGGCTTATCAGCCGGTCACGGCACCGGCTGGCCGCTCTTATGTAGACCAGAGTAAAAACGAATATCACATCAGCCTGACGGGGTGGTACTGCGCCGGGGACACAGCTTGACCGCCAGTTACAGGATGCGCTCGAAAAATACGAGCGGGATAAACGTGCGCGCGCCCGTGCCAGCATGATGCATGACGGTTAAGGAGGTGACGAAAAATGATGCTCGCGTTAGGTATGTTTGTTTTTATGCGCCAGACGCTGCCACACCAGACCATGCAGCGTGAATCAGATTATCGCTGGCCGTCAAATTCCCGTATCGGTAAACGGGATGCCTACCAGTTTCTCGGTGTTGGCGAGGAAAACATGACGCTTGCCGGTGTGCTTTATCCCGAACTGACCGGCGGAAAGCTGACGATGACCACGCTCAGGCTGATGGCAGATGAAGGCCGGGCGTGGCCGTTGCTGGATGGCACCGGCATGATTTACGGCATGTATGTCATCAGCAGGGTGAGTGAAACAGGGAGTATTTTCTTTGCAGACGGCACACCCCGGAAAATTGATTTTACGCTGTCGCTCACCCGCGTTGATGAATCACTGGCCGCGCTTTATGGCGATATCGGTAAACAGGCGGAGTCGCTCATCGGTAAGGCCGGCAGTATGGCGACCAGATTCACGGGTATGACGGGGGCGGGATAATGCTGGATGCACTGACATTTGATGCAGGCAGTACGCTGACGCCGGATTACATGCTGATGCTCGACAGCAGGGATATTACCGGCAATATCAGCGACCGTCTGATGAGCATGACCCTGACGGATAACCGGGGCTTTGAGGCTGACCAGCTTGATATTGAACTGAACGATGCCGACGGGCAGGTCGGGCTGCCGGTTCGTGGCGCTGTCCTGACGGTGTATATCGGCTGGAAAGGTTTTGCCCTGGTATGCAAAGGGAAATTTACCGTTGATGAGGTTGAACACCGGGGCGCACCGGATGTGGTTACCATCCGCGCCCGGAGTGCAGATTTTCGCGGGACGCTCAATTCCCGCCGTGAAGGCTCCTGGCATGACACCACGCTCGGTGCGATTGTTGAGGCGATAGCCTCCCGTAACAAGCTGGAAGCCAGTGTCGCTCCGTCACTGGCCGGAATTAAAATCCCGCACATCGACCAGTCGCAGGAGTCCGATGCGAAATTCCTGACCCGTCTTGCAGAACGCAACGGTGGTGAGGTGTCGGTAAAAATGGGAAAACTGCTGTTTCTCAAAGCGGGGCAGGGGGTGACGGCCAGCGGTAAAAAAATCCCGCAGATTACCATCACCCGCAGCGATGGCGACCGTCACCATTTTGCGATTGCTGACCGTGGAGCCTACACCGGCGTAACGGCAAAGTGGCTACACACCAAAGACCCGAAGCCGCAAAAGCAGAAGGTAAAACTGAAACGCAAAAAGAAAGAGAAACACCTGCGCGCACTGGAGCACCCGAAAGCGAAACCAGTCACGCAGAAGAAAGCGCCAAAAGTACCGGAAGCGCGCGAAGGTGAATACATGGCCGGTGAGGCTGACAACGTTTTTGCCCTGACCACGGTATATGCCACGAAAGCGCAGGCAATGCGCGCCGCTCAGGCGAAGTGGGACAAACTGCAACGGGGCGTTGCGGAGTTCTCCATCAGCCTTGCCACTGGTCGGGCTGATATTTACACGGAAACGCCGGTCAGAGTGTCAGGCTTTAAGCGCGTCATAGACGAGCAGGACTGGACAATCACTAAGGTGACACATTTTCTGAATAATAGCGGCTTCACGACGTCCTTAGAGCTTGAGGTCAGGCTTTCTGATGTGGAGTATGAAACAGAAGATGAAGAGTGATGTGTTTTATTTATCTATTTGTTTTATAAGGGTAAATTAACTAAAATGGCACCATCAACAAAACCGGAAGAGGTGCTCGCGATGTTTCATTGTCCTTTATGCCAGAATGCCGCACATGCGCGTACAAGCCGCTATATTACTGACACGACAAAAGAGCGTTATCACCAGTGTCAGAACGTGAATTGCAGCGCCACGTTCATCACTTATGAGTCGGTACAGCGATACATCGTGAAGCCGGGAGAAGTCCACGCCGTAAGGCCGCACCCATTGCCGTCAGGGCAGCAAATTATGTGGATGTGATCACAAAAATAGCCCCTCCGTTGAGGGGCTTATTTATGGTCGATGTGGACGCTATGTGGACAGCGTTTGATATAAATCCATTCATATCATCAGGTTAGGTGCTTTTTTGTGACACCATCCCTGTCTTCCCCCACATGCTGTGGGGGTTTTTTTTATCCTCAATTTGCCTGCTGCTTAATGCATTGCAGATGATTTGCTTCCGTTATACTAGCGTCAGTTGATAGCGGGAGTATTTATGAATCAATCTTATGGACGGCTGGTCAGTCGGGCGGCGATTGCTGCGACGGCGATGGCTTCGCTGCTATTGCTGATTAAAATTTTTGCATGGTGGTATACCGGGTCGGTGAGTATTCTCGCCGCGCTGGTGGATTCGCTGGTGGATATCGGCGCGTCGTTGACGAATTTATTGGTGGTGCGATATTCCCTGCAACCTGCCGACGATAATCACTCGTTTGGTCACGGTAAAGCTGAGTCCCTCGCGGCGCTGGCGCAAAGTATGTTTATCTCCGGTTCGGCACTATTCCTGTTTTTGACGGGTATTCAACATCTGATATCTCCAACACCGATGACAGATCCAGGCGTCGGGGTTATCGTGACAATTGTGGCGCTAATTTGTACGATTATCCTTGTCTCGTTTCAGCGTTGGGTGGTGCGGCGGACGCAAAGCCAGGCTGTGCGGGCTGATATGCTACATTACCAGTCTGATGTTATGATGAACGGCGCAATTCTGCTGGCGCTGGGGTTGTCCTGGTACGGCTGGCATCGCGCCGATGCTCTGTTTGCATTGGGAATCGGCATCTATATTTTATATAGCGCGTTACGCATGGGATATGAGGCGGTACAGTCATTACTGGATCGCGCATTGCCTGATGAGGAACGGCAAGAAATTATTGATATCGTGACTTCCTGGCCGGGTGTTAGCGGCGCTCACGATCTTCGCACGCGGCAGTCAGGGCCGACCCGCTTTATTCAGATTCATTTGGAAATGGAAGACTCTCTGCCTTTGGTTCAGGCACATATGGTGGCGGATCAGGTAGAGCAGGCTATTTTACGGCGTTTTCCGGGATCGGATGTAATTATCCATCAGGACCCCTGTTCCGTCGTACCCAGGGAGGGTAAACGGTCTATGCTTTCATAA